TTCACAACTGAACTTAGTTATAGCGAATACAAAGCAATAGGGGATAACAATGCCCAATAATGATTTAATTAATATTGCTGAGGTACTAGCAAAGAGAGTTGGCGATAAATCGCCAACTCAACTTCAAGAGATGCTAATTTCAAATGGGGTTAAGAAAACACTCAACTATGAAATTATGTTTCAACTATTAATGGGTGAGGTTGAAAAGCATATCTTAGAAAATCAAGGCAACGCTGTTGTTGATGAGTTTAAAAATAATGTGTTGGAAAAATTTTCAACACTAGTCCAACAGCTAACACCTATCAAATAATAATAAACAACCAATGGCGTTTAACAACGCCATTGGTGTATCCACACCATAGAAGGCTCTAATTTTAAAAACAATATATTTACAGGTTGCGCCTGTGCCGACTGCGTTTTCAGGCACAGCTTTGCTGTGCAAAGAGGTTTACAAAGCAATATACATAAATATACTGGGGTCCCAAACGAGATGAATATTGAAAAACTTACTGAAGACGAGATAAAAGATTTAATTCTGCAAAAGCAATTGCAGTGGATCAAGTTATGCCAGGATAATTTTATAGTTTTTGCTCAAGCAGTTTGGGAAGATTTTATCTATAGAAAAACAAAGGACCCAAAACAATATGGGCACCATCAAATAATCGCTGAGTCTTTTCAAGATATAGCTGATGGTGATGCCAAGAGGCTCATCATTAATATGCCTCCTAGACATACCAAATCTGAATTTGCATCTTATTTATTCCCTGCTTGGTATATAGGAAAGTATCCTAAGAAAAAAATAATGCAGGTATCACACAATGCTGAACTTGCTTCGAGGTTCGGTAGCAAGGTTCGTAACTTAATGAACACACCAGAATATAAACAAATATTTGGTAACGTGACACTTAGAGAAGACTCAAAAGCAAAAGGCCGATGGGAAACAAATCATGGTGGTGAATACTTCGCTGCAGGTGTTGGCGGTTCGATAACAGGTCGTGGTGCTGATTTGTTAATTATAGATGACCCACATACAGAACAAGACTCCATGTCTGATTCTGCAATGGACAGAGCTTACGAGTGGTATAGTTCAGGACCCCGACAACGTTTACAACCGGGTGGTCGTATTCTGGTAGTCATGACCCGGTGGGCGGTAGACGATCTTACTGGAAGGCTCATCAAGGCACAATCCGAGCCGAAAGCGGATAAGTGGGATGTAATTGAGTTCCCTGCTATCTTACCTAACGATAAACCTGTATGGCCTGAGTATTGGTCTAAAGAAGATTTAGATTCAGTTAAAGCATCTATCTCAACTAAAAATTGGAATGCACAATACATGCAGGACCCAACTTCAGAGGAAGGAGCCATTATCAAACGTGAATGGTGGCAAGATTGGGACAAAGAACATTTACCTAAACTTCTCCATGTCATACAAAGTTATGATACTGCATTTTCTAAAAAAGAATCTTCAGACTACTCAGCGATAACTACGTGGGGAATCTTTGAGCCTGTAGATGGTTATGAAAAATGTATTATACTTTTAGATGCTATGAAGGGTAGATATGACTTTCCAGATCTTAAAAACGTAGCGATAGAGCAATATCAATACTGGGAACCGGAAACTGTAATCATAGAGGCTAAAGCTTCAGGTCAACCATTAATACATGAACTAAGAAGAGCAGGCATACCCGTAGTAGATTTTGTGCCTGCGAGAGGCAGAGACAAGCATACACGAATAAATAGCTGTGCGCCTGTATTTGAGTCTGGTATGGTATATGCACCACTAGATGAGCACTTTGCTCAAGAGGTCATTGAGGAATGTGCTGCATTTCCTAATGGTCAGTATGATGACTATGTAGACAGCATGACCCAAGCTGTGTTAAGATATAGGCAAGGTGGATTTGTTTCTACGTATTCAGATAATTGGGACGACCCACCAATAAAATTAGAAAAGGAATATAAATATTATTAGGAGTTTTTATGGCATTAAAAGGCAAACAAAAAAACATAGACATGAATAAAAATAATAAAATTGATGCGGAAGATTTTGCACTTTTAAAAAAGAAAAAAGAAGGCAGACCCATGAAAGCTAAAAGAGGTAAGTTTAATGATCTTCAAAAATTTGCGAAAGGAAAAGGTTTACCTGCTCCTTTAACTGGTGCTGCAGGTAGTGGCTTTGGTAAAATGGCGGGTAATTTTCCTGCAATCAAAACAGCTCCGGGTAGCATGGCTTCAAAAGCTGAAGCAGTAAGTAAAATGAAATCAGCTAAAGAACTTACAAAGGAAGCTGGTAAAAAATTTTTAAAACGTAGAATGGGTGTTGGTGCTGCATTAGCTACTGGTGTATTAGCAGCGGGCAAAGCTGCTAAAGCATTTAAAGATAAGAAAGCAGCACAAAAAAGAGACACTGCTAAAGTTAAAAAAATGGGTGGTGGCATGATGAAGAGACCTATGGGTTATAGAAAAGGCAGTCCTGAAAATCCTATGAAAGAAGAAAGATTTCAACAAACAAGACAGGCTGCTATAGCCAAAGCTATTGGTAAAGAAAATGTTGGAGATCCAAGGAAAGTGGAAAGACCTTCTAAAAAAAATAGACTTACTGAAAGTGATATCAAAAAAGCTAAAGATACAGTGATGGAAGGAAGCAAAGTTGCTGCATCTAGAGTTTCGCCAAGAATGGGTGGTGGCATGATGCAACGACCTATGGGCATGGGTATGGCTAAAAAAGGTAAAATGATCAAAGCCCGTGGTGGCGGAATGGCGAGAACAAAACCTACATCAATGTACTAGGAGGGACAATGTCCCTGGACAAATTATTCCGGATAGGACGTAGACTATTAAGCGGTAAAAAAGAATCAGCTACACCGACCACCGGACAACAGACAAAACAAATAACTTACGAACCAAAGCCTTCACAAGCTAGTGGTCAAGAATTAGCTGTTAGAGAAATTAGAAATCCACCAGTCGTATTAAAACAAACCAAACCTTTACAGATGGGTGATGATACAGCTCCTGCTTTTGGATCCTCTACCTATGATTGGGTAATGAGAAAGGGTCGAGGTCAATACACAGCTGACGAATGGATTGAACATTTAACTAGCAGAAGAAAAGAAAAATTTAATATATTTGGTAAACCTGCAACTCGAACTGTTTTAGATTTAAAAAAATTTAAATATGATAAAGGACCCTTTGCAGGCAAAGAGGTTAGTATATCAAGAGAAGAATTGTTTGATTCTAATTTAGCAATATTTAATGATCGTGGGGATCTAACAGGTGGTTTATTATTTGCAGCTCAAAAGTTTGGTATGAAATTAGATGCCAACACTGTTGGCACAATGCTTAAACTAAATCCTGTAAATAGATTAAAAACTTTAGACTTCGGAATACCACAAGGAACTTATGAAAAAATTATAAAAAAAGCAGATGATCAATATAAAATGATACAATCTATTGCAAAAAAATTTGACATGGCAGATAGAGATAATTTTGACAGAGCTGATACTGTTTTATATTATTTAAACGCTTTAAGAAGAGGTGATGTAGAGGATATAGTAGAGAATGCTAACTCTGCTTTAGAAAGATTAATTAGATTAAGAAATGGAATAAAAGATAAAGCTCCCCTTCGAAATGAATTTATACAAATTAATAAAATAATTAGTGAGATTGATGAAGGTATAGCACCTTTAAAATCTTCAAGAAGGCCAAGATATTATAATGAAGATCAAACACTTAAGGGTGGGGACAATTACAGAGAGGTTGTATTTTATTTAGATGAACCTATTGTAGGTAATAGTGCTCCTCTTAAAGAAAGCGGATCACATTTTGCTCAATTTGTTAAAAATGAAATTTTTCACGTAAGGTTTGATACAAGATTTACACCTGATGGTAAAAAAGTTTTGACTATTCATCAGATACAAGCAGACAATGCTAAAAATGTAAGTGAAGCTTTATCGAGGGCTAGACAACTTTCTGGTGAGGCACGTAAAAATCCTTTTCAAAAAGATATTGAAAATAGAATGTTTCTTTCAGCACAACGTAAACTTCAACAAGATTTAGATTTAGCTGCGCAAACAGGAAATGCATCAAAAATTTATAAAGCAGCTGATGATTTACAAAGAAATACAAAAAGAATAACTTCTGGTGTTCAAAGAGGAGAGGTTGATTATTTTCCAATGGTAGATGCAGCTGATTATAGTGATCACGCATTAAAATATTTATTACAATTAGGAGCAAGAGAAGGTGCAGATTATGTTGCTGTATTACCTTTTGATATGCTTAATTATAAAGCTAGTAGTGAAGGTTTTGCTGGTAATGAAAGAGCTTATGGATACGCAAGCGGTAAGGGAATAAATAAAAAAGGTAAAGCTATTATTCCTGAGTTAATGAAAAAGACAGCACGTTTTTTTGGTAGCTCGGCAGGACCAATAAAAATTTCTAGATCAAATCCTAAAAAACCTTACAAAAAAATTTCAGAAGAAAAATATACTTACAAAGCAGGACATCTATTAGGCCCTGATAAAGATGGAAAGGGAGCCAAAAGTTTCACTAGAATCGCTCATACAGATGCTGTAGAAAATCCTAAAAAAGGATACAAACTTATAACAGAGGATAATCCTAACTTGTATTTTGATGCGTTTGCTATAAAAGTTAACAATCTCATGAGAGGCACACAAAAAACATATAAATCCAAAGGCGGTCTTGTAGTAGATATATTTAAAACAAGAAGGTATAATTAATTATGGCAATAGAGAAAAACACAGAAATAGTTGAGGAAGAAATCGAGGAGCAACCAGAGAGTCGTATACCAATTGACGTGTCGGTTGAAGGTGAAGAAGAAGTAATTGAAGAATCACCTAGAGATGATTTTAATGCCAACTTAGCAGAAAATTTAGACGAAAGAACGTTAAGAGAAATGTCGTCTGAGCTAATAGAAGAATATAAAAAAGATAAAGTTTCACGTAAAGATTGGGAAGATGCTTATATCAAAGGTTTAGATTTATTAGGAACTAAATACGTTAATGTTACTAGACCATTTAAAGGGGCCTCTAACGTTACTCACCCTATGTTGTCTGAGGCAACAACACAATTTCAGGCACAGGCTTACAAAGAATTAGTGCCCTCAGATGGCCCTGTAAGAACACAAACAGTAGGATTAAGAACACCAGCCATAGAACAACAGGCAGAACGTGTAAAAGAATACATGAACTATTTACTTATGGAAGAGATGGAGGAGTTCACTACTGATATGGATCAGATGTTATTCTATTTACCATTATCCGGTAGCACTTTTAAAAAAATATATTACGATGAATTATTAGGCAGACCTGTCTCTAAATTTTTGCAAGCAGAAGAAATTGTAGTTCCATATTACGCATCTGATCTTAAAGATTGTGAAAGAATTACTCACGCTTTTAAGATGACAAAGAATGAGATTACGAAAAAAATGGCTGCAGGTTTTTACAGAGACATTGAGTTGACTGAGGGATCTACAGAGCAAGATAATTTACAGAAAAAAATAAGTGAACTTGAAGGTGTGAAAAGCACAGGTGGAGATTATCTACACACGATTTTAGAAATGCATGTAGATTTAAATTTAGATGACTATGAAGAATTTGATGATAAAGCTAAAAAAGTTAAAATACCTTACATCGTAACTATTGATGAAGGTTCAGGTGAAATATTATCTATATACAGAAACTACAAACCAGGTGATTTAAATTATGCTAGAGTAGAACATTTTGTACATTATAAGTTTTTACCTGGTTTAGGTTTTTATGGTTTTGGTTTAACACACATGATCGGTGGTTTATCTACTGCCGCAACACAAGCGTTAAGACAATTGATAGATGCAGGGACATTAAAAAATTTACCTGCAGGATTTAAATCACGTGGCATTAGAGTAAGAGATGATGATCAACCAATACAACCTGGAGAGTTCAGAGATGTTGATGCACCGGGTGGTAACATACGGGATCAATTTTTTAATTTACCATTTACAGAACCATCTACCACATTATTTAATCTTTTAGGTTTCGTAGTCCAAGCTGGACAAAAATTTGCAGCTACAACAGATAATAATATTGGTAATGATGCACAAAATAGAGCTGTAGGCACAACGATTGCCATGATGGAACGTGGTTCACGTGTCATGAGTGGTGTTCACAAGCGTTGTTACTACGCAATGAGACTAGAATTTAAAATTTTAGCAAGAATTTGCGGTGAATTTTTACCACCAGAGTATCCATACGATGTTTATGGTGGTCCAAGACAAATAAAATCATCAGATTTTGATGGAAAAGTTGATATTTTACCGGTTGCAGACCCAAATATTATGTCAATGGCTCAAAGAGTGACGCTTGCACAGACACAATTACAAATTGCAAGCTCAAATCCTGCAATTCACAACATTCACGAAGCCTACAGACGTGTTTATGAAGCGTTAGGCACTAAACAAATAGAAACTTTACTTAAACCTGCACCAAAACAACCAGAACCAATGGATCCTGCAAAGGAAAACGCACGTGCACTGCAAATGAAACTGCTTACAGCCTTTGAATTCCAAGATCATGATGCACATATATCTGCTCACATGGCATTTATGGCTACAAGGATGGTGCAAATCAATCCACAAGTCTATGCTTTGTTACAATCACACGTCTCAGATCACATATCATTTAAAGCACGAGCAGAAGTTTCTGCAACCATGGCACAAGATCCGCAAATGGTACAAATGCAACAAGCAGATCCAGAAGGATTTGCTATTATGTATGATGCTGAGGTTGCAAAACGTACTGCACAAATAACTTCAGAGCTTGCACAAACTGAAATGCAGGCAAACGCAGCTAAACAGGATCCTCTTGTTAGAATAAAACAACAAGAAGTAGATTTAAGAGCTATGGACATGCAAAGAAAATCAGAAGAGACAGCATTTAAACAAGCACAAGAAAATCAAAGGGCTGCAGATCGATTAGAGTTTGATTATGATAGATTAGCAACACAAGATCAGCAATCAGATGAAAGATTAAGAGTAGCGAGGGAGAAAATAGATGCAAAAAAATAAAAATGGATTAAGCGGTGGTGTAAAATCAGGCCCACCTCCAAAATCTGGACCCCAACCACAAGGTCTTGTAAAAGGAGGATGCCCACATCGAGAAACAGGAGCTAAATCTGACATCAAAGGTATTAAAGACATACAAGTTACCGGAAAAAAGTTCATCGGTTTACGATAATCTTTCTGAGAAGGAAAAAACTATATTCTTAGCAGGAGTTTTTGATGGTGAAGGTAGTTTTGGCATCTGGTCTAAATTAAAAACCAAAAAATATTTTGCTTGTAGTGTAGAAATGTCTGATAAGGACATGGTTCAAAGATTTTATGAGTTTTTTGGAGGTTGTTTGTACCTTTGTAAAAGAAGAAAACAACATCACAAGGATACCTGGAGATGGCGTATCAATGGTCAAGGGGCTTTAAAAACAATTGATATGATGATAGATTATTTAAGCAAAAGACGTAAGGAGAAATTTAAAAATGTGGTTCAGTGCCTTAAAATTAGCCATTAACGCTGGAAGTAAAATTTATGCTAACAAGCAGAGAACGAAAATGGCAATGTCTGATGCACAACTAATGCATGCAGAAAAAATGGCCCGTGGTGAAGAACAATATCAGGGTAAATTGCTAGAAGCCAGACAATCAGACTGGAAAGACGAGGCGGTTCTTATAATTTTGTCGGCCCCGATAGTGGTGCTTGCATATGCAGTCATATCAGATGACCCAAGTGCGATGGACAAGGTAAAATTGTTCTTTGAGATGTTCTCGCAGCTCCCGTCCTGGTTCACTAACTTGTGGATCTTGGTTGTAGCATCGATATATGGTATAAAGGGTACACAAATATTCAGGAACGGAGGAAAAAAATAAATGACTAAATTATGTCCAAGAGGGAAGGCAGCAGCCAAAAGAAAATTTAAGGTATACCCAAGCGCATATGCTAATGCCTACGCATCTAAAATTTGTGCAGGTAAAATTAAAGACCCATCAGGTGTCAAAAGAAAAGATTTTAAAGGACCTAAACCGGCAGCCAAAGGTGCAATGATGAAAGCAAAAAAAGGTAAAGCAATCATGATTCTCATTGGTGTTGGCAAAAAGAAAAAAGTTCAAAAGAAAATGGGCGGTGGCATGACTGCAGGTAGTCAATCAGCTCTGGGAAGATTACAAAAAGCAAACATGATGAATAAAGGTGGTTTAAAAGCTGAACTAAATAATCCTGCAAAAGGTTATAATGATGGTGGTGATGCAAAAATTAAAAAAGTTATTAAAGGATTAAATAAAGCCTCTAAATTACATGCTGGTCAAGCAAGAAGTTTAGGCACACTTGTAAGTAAAAAATCAGTTGGAGGTTTGACTGATTATTACAAAGATTTAATGTAATGCAAAAAAATGTCCAGTATATGAAGGAGGGAGGCCTCAAGAAATGGTTTTCTCAAAAATGGGTTGATATTGGAGCAAAGAAAAAAGGCGGAGGATTTAAGCCATGTGGAAGAAAATCTGCGAGTGGATCAAAAAGAAAGTATCCAAAGTGCGTCCCTGCTGCCAAAGCAGCGAGCATGACAGAATCCCAGAGACGGAGTGCCGTTGCAAGAAAAAGAGCTAGAGCACAAGGTGTAGGTGGTAAACCAACAAATGTTAAAACATTTGCAAAATCTTAAAAAATTCATATAGTTCTCGTATGCGTGCAACTATCTTAAAAGCTTTACATGATAAGTACAATTCTGAAATATCAGAAGCAGAAGCAAATCTTAAAGTTTATTTGGATAATCCAGTCGGTGTTTCAGAACATCCAAATATTGTGGAAGAGGCAGATAAATTAATTACTAAAATTACAGACGCAGAAGGCAAACTCCAAGTTTTGAAAGAATTCAGTGATTGAAGGCGATAGTATCGAATATGATCTATTAGAAAAAGTTTGTGCACTAATCACAAACGATAAACCATTTACTTGTGAAATAGGTGTAAGATTAGGTAAAGGATCACAAACAATATTAGAATCTTTGAAACACAAAGATCACTGGCATATCGGTATAGATCCTTATGGAGATATTACATATCAACATTTTGATAAAGACTCCACAATAGAACATATTGATGGTGGATCCCCTACTTATTCAAACTCAATGAAGTCTACTTTATTACAAAATTTACATTATGATAATTTTTCATTGTTTCAAATGAGTGATGATGATTTCATGAGAAAGTTTGCAGATGGTGTGCCTATTTATAAAAATGATAGAATAGTAAGAAACGACTATGATTTAGTTTTTTTAGATGGTCCACATAAAACATTAGATATTCTAAAAGAAGTAATATTTTTTGGTGAACGTTTGAACAATAAAGGTTTTATTATATTAGATGATTATGAATCATTTAAATTTGATTACATAATTAAATCAGCTGAATTAATGGATATTAAATTAATGCATGTGGGTAAAAATAAAATAGTTTTAAGAAAATACACAGATGGTAATTTTTAATGGATTTAAACACAATATCTTTATTACAAAATTTAATTAGGAAGAGATTAGAAAGATATAAGGAAGCCGCTATATATAGTGTTGACACGATTGACCAACTACAATATGTTAGGGGTCAAATCAAATCTTTAGAAGATTTGCAACAGGAACTAAAAGACCTGCTGAATAAACAGGAGTTAGAAGATGACAACGTCCACGGAGCAACCGAAACGGACTGAAAAAACGCTGAAAGACTCGTATAAACCCGAGGAAGAAGTTAAAACAGTCCTTGATCCCAAAGCAATAGATGACAAACTATTAGATAGATTACCTACCCCAACAGGGTACAGATTATTGGTATTACCATATGCTGGCCCTAAAAAAACAAAGGGTGGAATAATTCTTTCTGATACAACTCAAGAAACCATACAGATGACTACAGTCTGTGGCCTTGTTCTTAAGATGGGTAATCTTTGTTACAGAGACAAAGAGAAATTTCCGTTAGGACCTTGGTGTAAACTACACGAATGGATAATATTTAGTAGGTACGCAGGTTCAAGATTCAAGATAGAAGGTGGAGAAGTTAGAGTGTTGAATGATGATGAAGTGATTTCAACAATTAAAAATCCACGTGATATTTTGCACCATTATTAAGGAGGACAAATGGCTGAAGAAAATAAAACTCCCGAAGTGGAGTTAGACACAGATGGTGTCAATGAAGAAAATGTCGATGTTGAAAGTCCAAAAGAACCAGATGAGTCTTTTGCACAAAAAGAAAATGTCGATCTAGGTTATACTGACGTTACCCAAAGTGGTAAATCAGCAAAAGAACTTTTACAGGAAACTAAAGAAGAACCTGAGGAACCAAAACCTGAACCTGAGCCTGAAGAGCAAAAGGTAGATGAGAGTAAGGGTGACTTAGAAGAATATTCTGACAAAGTTCAAAAAAGAATAAAAAAATTAACTTTTCAAGTTCGAGAAGCAGAGAGAAGAGAAAAAGCTGCTATTGAATATGCAAAAGGTATTAAAGATAAATATGATAGTATCAATGAGAAGTATGAGGAGACAGATACTAACTATCTCAAACAATACGATGCTAGAATAGATTCAGAGAGAGAAAAAGCTAAGGCTAATCTTAAAGCTGCTCTTGATGGAAATGACACAGAAGCAATAATGGAGGCTAATGATCAGCTGACAAAATTGGCTGTGGAAAAAGAAAAAGTTTCTATGTCTTTAGGAGAAAAAGAGGCAAAGAAAAAAGAAGCTGAGTCACAACCAACTAAAGAGGAGGTTCAGCCACCTGTCAGTCAAAGAGCTCAAAAATGGGCAGAGGACAATGAATGGTTTGGCACTGATAGAGTGCTAACTGGTGCTGCAATGAGTATCCATGAGGATCTTGTACAGCAGGGAATTGACGGGGAAAGTGACGAGTATTATAATCAAATAAACAAACGTATGAAGGAATATTTCCCTCAGAAGTTTGCCGAATCTTCTACTGAAGAAAAAACAAAAGCTGCACCCGTCCAAAACGTGGCTTCTGTTAGTAGACGATCAGGTGGACGCAAGTCTGTGAAGCTCACCAAATCACAGGTAGTTATCGCTAAGAAATTAGGGGTGCCACTAGAGGAATACGCAAAATACGTGAAGGAAGGAGTATAACATGGAAAAAGTTAAAACCTCACGCACGTCCGATACTAGAGTTAAACAAGCTAGAAAAAAAGATTGGACACCACCATCCAGTTTGGATGCGCCAGCTGCACCGCAGGGGTACTGTCATAGATGGATACGTACAACAACTGCAGGTTTCGAGGACGTTGCAAACGTTTCTAAGAAACTAAGGGAGGGTTGGGAATTTTTGAAAGCTGAAACACTTTTAAGTGAAATAGGCGAACATGATTACCCAATTATTACTGAAGGAAAACATGCTGGTCTTATCGGAATTGGGGGCCTTGTGTTGGCAAGGATACCAGAGGAGATCTTGAAACAACGTGCTGAGTATTTTAGAAAAATAACTCAAGACAGAACAGACGCTATTGATAGAGATCTTATGAAGGAACAACACCCGGACATGCCAATCAATATTGATAGGCAGTCTAGAGTTACCTTTGGCGGTTCTCGTAAAAAGTAATATTTTTGCGATACCTATAAGTAACTTGGATAAGTTAAATATAAATAAACGGAGAAAACACTATGGCAAATCAACTAGAAAAGTTTGGTCTAAGACCTTACAGAAAACTAGATGGTACACCATTAGCTGGAGCTCAAAACAGATATACGATTAAAGCTAACTACAATCAAAATATCTTCCAAGGTGATTTGGTAATACCTGTATCAACTGGAAATATTGAGAGACATGTTAAAAATACATCGGAAGCTGTTGTGGGCGTTTTCAACGGATGTTTTTTTACTGATCCAACTACTGGAAAGCCTACATTCAAAAACTTCTATCCGGCATCAACAAATGCAAGTGACATCACTGCGTTTGTAATTGATGATCCAGATGCGGTTTTTTTAATGAATGCAGATGCTGCTTTCACAAGAGCGGATCTATTTAAAAACTACTCGTTGGATTCCAACAATGGAAGTACAACAACTGGTATATCAGAAGCGATGCTAGACGTTGGAACATCAGGAACTGCTACTACTTTCGCAGTACAAGCGATTGACATTTCGCAGGACCCTGAAAATTCTGACACTACAACATCAAATGCTAATATATTGGTTAGAATCAACAACCACTTCTACAGAAGTGGTACAGGCATAGCGTAATAAGGGAGAATAACTATGGCGATATCACGATCACAACTAGTTAAAGAACTAGAGCCAGGTTTGAATGCTTTATTCGGCCTGGAGTATAGTAGATATGAAAATCAGCATGCTGAAATTTATACTACTGAAACATCTGACAGAGCTTTTGAAGAAGAAGTAATGTTAGCAGGTTTCGCTTCTGCACCAACTAAACAAGAAGGTGCTGGAGTTGTGTTTGATCAAGCAACTGAAACTTTCACTGCTAGATACTCACATGAAACAATTGCTTTAGCATTTGCTATCACTGAGGAAGCAATCGAAGATAACCTATATGATAGATTAGCTGCAAGATACACAAGAGCTCTTGCAAGATCTATGGCAAACACAAAACAAGTGAAAGCTGCAAATGTATTGAACAATGCGCAAGTAACAACAGTAACTGGTGGAGACGGAGTATCTTTAATTAATGCTTCTCACCCATTAGCAACTGGTGGAACTTTCTCAAACGTTCTTGCAACTGCATCAGATCTTAATGAGACTTCACTTGAGCAGTCATTGATTGACATTGCTGGGTTTGTTGATGAGAGAGGCTTAAGAATAGCTGCTCAAGGTAGAAAAATGATAATTCCAAAAGAATTACAATTTACTGCTGAGAGAATAATGAAGTCTCCAATGAGACCATCAACTGCAGATAATGACATCAATGCTCTAAGAAGCATGGGAATGGTACCAGAAGGTTATGTAATTAATAACTTTTTAACTGATACAGATTCTTACTTCTTATTGACTGATGTGCCTAACGGACTAAAAATGTTTGTTAGATCACCAATCAAAACTGCAATGGAAGGTGACTTCGATACAGGAAACGTAAGATTTAAAGCTAGAGAAAGATACTCTTTTGGATTTTCTGATCCAAGATGTGTGTTTGGTAATGGAAACTTACCAACTAGTTAATAGATAATACGTAAGTATTTTGAGAAGGGGCGGTGTTTTACATCGCCCCTTTTTTTATGTATAATATAAAAACCTAGATTAATTATTATGTCGACTGGCTAGGCAGACGGTATAGAGACGGCATAGTACAATGGCTATACACAAAGGAGAAAATTATGGCTAGAACAACGTTTAGTGGACCGGTAAGATCTTTAAGAGGATTTATAGGAACAGGTCCTGAAATGGCACAATCAATAACTGGAACAGTTGATGGCGGAACAGACATCGCAGGAATTGATAAGTATCAAGGTAAAATAATACAAATTGGAGATGCAGATACTGTATTTAATTTACCTTCAATAATCGACACAGCAACTTCAGCAGTAGCAGGTGATAATGATCCAAATTCAACAAATAGAGTTGGACTTATGTATGAATTTATTGTTACTTCAAGTTTGACTGGGTCAAACACTTTTGTTTTAAATGCTGGAACTGCAGCAGGTAGATCAACAGCTGATGTATTCAGAGGGATGGCAATCTACAATAACACTGCAACTGATCCAGGAGCTGTAACTGCATTTAATGCAGGTGGGACTGATACTCTTACATTAACAGCTACAACCAAAGGTGGACTAGAAGGTGCTCAAATTCAATGTAGAGCAGTTGATGGTTTAATTTGGCAAGTTAGTGCACAATTGATTGGTAATGGAACATTTGCTAATCCTTGGAGCTAATAAATAATTAGTGGCTCCTTCGGGAGCCACAAAAAGGAGAAATATGAGTTTTAAAACTGACATACAAGCCACTAGATCAAATGCTGCTGCAGGAGCTTCTGCAATTATTGCACAACCTATAAGGTTGCGTGGCATAATTATTGCATCAAGTGGAGGTGGAGCAGGTGAATTAGAATTAACTACTACATCAAATACAGGAACAACTTTATTTTTTGCAGATGTTCCTTCAGGTGATGTGGTTAATATAAATTTTCCAGAAGATGGAATTTTATTTCCAAAAGGAATATTCTGTAAAACAAAAACACATGTTACAGCTTATACTTTATTGACAGATAAATATTCTGGACCAAATCTAACAACAAGTAATAAATAATTATGAGCGGTGGTGGTTCATTTACAAGTGATCAATCGGTAGCTCATGCTACAGGAACTACGCAAATGGTGCCTACAACAAAAAGAGCTAGATTAACCTCAATACAAGCAAAAGGTAATTCAGCTAGTGGCTCAATTATTTTTAAAACAGGAGGTGTTAGTGGCACTACCATTGCAACATATTTATTTGGAGAAGAGGGTTTAGATATGTACCTTCCTGGATCCGGTATTCTTTTTCCAAATGGAATTCATGCAACAATATCTGGCACTGCTGGAGTAACAATTACATTTACATAATATGTCTAACGCAAGAAAAATTGCTATCGCACCTTATCTGAAGAAAGAAAAAACTACTGCAGGTCAATCAACAATAGATACACAAGGGGCAGGGTTAGATGTTTTTACTCCTATGGGTGACTTAGGTATAAGCTACGATAAATCGGAACACTCAAGTGGATCACAAAGGTTTGGAACAAAAGAAAAAAAAGTAACCTACAAGAAACAATTTGATGTAGGTAGTAAAGGTAATAAAAAAATTAGAGTAGAAGGCCAATATGGTAAGTCAGAGAATCCAGGCGGTAAAATAACCACAAAGGGTGGGAAAATTACATTTGTATATCAAAGGAAAAGAGGTGGTGATGTTATGCCAGCTCGTAACAAGAAAAATTTTAGGCCTACAAAAGCTGGTGCAGGCATGACAAGAGCAGGTGTTGCTGCTTATCGTAGAGCTAATCCAGGTTCAAAATTAAAAACAGCGGTCACAGGAAAAGTAAAACCTGGATCAAAAGCTGCAAAAAGACGTAAGTCATTTTGTGCAAGATCAGCAGGACAAATGAAAAAATTTCCTAAAGCTGCTGCAAATCCTAACTCAAGACTAAGACAAGCGAGAAGAAGATGGAAGTGCTAAACTGCACATTATGTCTACATCCTTGTCATTGTAAAGGAGTAGGACAATATGTTAATACTAACCAATGTATCGGTTATGATTGCGATTGTAGTAATTGCACACATCCGGTTATAGAGGAGGATAAAGACATGGCAAAAAAAATAATTAATTGGGTATGGAAAGTTATTTGTTGGCCAGGCAGAAAAGTTAAAGATTGGCTATGGACAAAATAATTTATGAGCAATAAACCTTTATCAATATCGGAGTCGGCAGCCGTTCAAATGCCTATGAAAACGGTTGCCTCTCTGATAATTATCGTAGCACTTGGCACGATGGGTTACTTTCAAATGGTTGAACGCTTAAACATTGCAGACACTAAAATAAAAATAATGGAACAGGATGTTGAGCAAAATACAGAATTTAGAATAAAGTGGCCACGTGGACAGATGGGGTCACTTCCCGCAGATAGCGAGCAATACATGATGTTGGAAGATTTGTATAAGACCACCGATCGTATTAATAAACATATAGAGGACATGGCTTTAAATAAAGTGAACATTGAGTTTTTAACAAAGCAAATGGATAAGGTTTTAATAGATATTGAAAAATTAAAAGATGCAAACAGAGAGATAAAATACAATGGCAACGGGAAGAGTTACTAAAAAAGTTTTAGAATATATAAGAAAAATTAATAAGGATAACCAAGAGATGAATCTTGCAAGAGATTTAAAAAAATCTGTTGAACATGGAAAAAATGGTACACAGAAATATGTAATTAAAGAGGGTGAAAACAAAGGTAAGATAGTGTGATAGAAGTTGTTGTAGCTTTACTCATGTTCTGGGATGGAGAGATCAAAGAGCATCGTATTCAAGAAAGCATGGCTGCGTGTCTTCGGGCTCGTAGAGTAGCTGAAAGAGAGTTCAATCCTAACGTGTCTTATAAATGTATTCGTAGTGAAGCTGAAACAGAGATTTACATGGGTGAAAAATCTATTAAAAAACTACATTTGAAATAATGGCATATTTAAATGCAAACATACCACCAATTTATTGTAAAGTAAGAAAGGAATATCTTTATGACATGGACCCAAAATATAAAAAATTTAGTAGTGACTGCGTTGTCTTTGGTCTTACTTCTATTTCAGGGCGTGCTCTATTGTTTAACATTATGTTGCCAAATGGTGCTTGCTACTGGCGATTACCTATTTCAGCATTTTTCCAAAAAGAATTCGAAAGATATCAAGTTCCCGATATGGAAGTACAAGAACTTGAATTGTGGAATTGTTTTAGCTATTGGCCTAGTGTTCATTGTTTTGATTGGATGGATGGTTTAAATGGCAAATATATGGGTATCGATAAAAAATTTTATCATGGAAAA